CGCTCAGGTTCCCCGCCATATCCGAAAGCAACCATGATTCGGTAGCCGTCATAACATTCTCATACAGGTAAATAGAATCCTCTAACGCTCTCGCAAAACCGTGGACGTTAAAGAAATGAATCCATTCATAGTCCCAATTCATATCTTCTACAGCGAGATCGCCGTCCGTTATGTGCGTAGAATCAACGACATTTGCGCCGATAGTTGAAGTTGAAGCCGAGACCGTTACGTCTCCGGTGACATTGTTGGTGAAGTAAGCCGTTACGTCCGAGGTCTGCGTTTCTAATTCTGTCTCAGTGAAGGCGTCCACGTTGGTAATAACATGGTTATGTGAATCATCATCAACGGTGATAGCGTCCCACGTCCCGCCAAGATCGCCATTCGGAGTCGTGCCTACAATGAATTCGCTGGTAAGCGTAGCGTCGGCAGTGCCAATCAAGAAGTCCAACCCCACCAGCGTATTCACCAGCCAACTGATAAAGGTCGAGTCCATCACAACCGGAGTGCCTACGCCTACGCCAATACTTGATTCTCCCGTAGCGCCAACCAGCGTCAAGTCGCCTGTACCGTCAATGGTCAGCCCGCCCGTTTGTTCATCGCCAATAGCCCATGTTACATTGCCTGCGTCATCATCGGTAAGGACCATCAGCGAATCGCTGTCGGTCATGTCGAGCAGGTGGCTCTTATCTTCGGCTTCCACCCAAAGGCCGGAACCTGATGGCGTTGTGAATGTCGGCGCTGCCGCTGCCCCGTTGCTACGCAGGTAAGTGCCGTCCGCGCCGAGAGCCAATCCTGTTAAGACGGCAGTTCCGTTACTGTAATATACTAACCAGTTGCCAGAGGCCGGAATATCCGCAAGGTTGTCGGCTGTGGTGTCGAAGTAGTTCTCCGTTCCATGATCGCCCCACCCGTAAGCAGATTCAAAGTTAGTTTCCTGTGTGAGCGTGATTGCCGCATTAGTAGAACCATCGCCAATATCATCCATACTGACTTGACCAGCGGTAGCGTTCCCCCAGTCAATGTCCGTGTCTGCAATACCATTGTCTGATATGTTCGCCGAATCAAGATCGGTGATAATGCCTATCGTGTCCCGAATGACCGCCAAGCTATCATTGAGGGCCGCTAAACTGGCGACAATGCTTGTATCCGTTCTCGCTGATGAGTCAGCTAATAGAACAAATATACTATCGCCCTCGGCGTCAATAAGAGTGTCAAAATAAGTCCGATCAAAGTATTTATAGACGTTTAGGAAGGTTACAGAGTCATCCATCTCGGCACGTAATATATCTGCGGTATCACTTACAACGGCAGACAGAACGGTCGAATCAATATGTTCCGTAGCTACGAAGTCAGAGAAACCGTCATGGTGTGCGCCGCCATCAACGGCCAAGCCTAACTCCGTAGGTGTCATTCCCTCAAACCCATCACCGGTAGATTCGTAGGTAATAATGTCTTCGTCCGCAAGGGCGTTAGTTGTCTTTAAGAGCAGCGAATCAATATCATCCTCGGCAACATCGCCCGTATTAGTGCCGCTTACATTCGAGGCAGATAGAGTTCCCGTTACCGTCAGATTGGAACCGTCAAACGTCAAATCAGCATCGCCTTCGAGCGTCCCATCTCCGGTCCAAACTCCCACCTGATCGTTCACGGGGGTTCCAACCTTCGTGACATCACCCGAACCGCCAGAGGCAGTGATCGTGTAGGCGGAATCACCGTCAGGCGCTATCGTTATATTCGTTCCCTCGATGAGTCCTTTAACCTTCAGGGCGGTGCCAGTTTTCCCGCCAGCAAGACCGAATCCCTCAGTGCCATTAAAGGTTCCCGTATCGCTAAGAGTATTAGTTTCCCCCGCACCGGCAGTTGTTGGACGCCATTCGCTGTTAGCGGAGTTCCAAGCCAATAAGTCGCCTTCATCAAGGTTATTACTTCCGCCCCCCGTCGCCGTATCAATCGGATAGCCAAGTAACATTGTATCTAACGCATCTTGAATAGGGCCGGTCACGCCGACAACGTAATTTATCTCCGTTGTTGAAACCGTAGCGCCGTCAAGTATCTCTAATTCAGCCTCGGCTATATCGGCAGACCCCATAACGAGCCTAACGCTGAAGATACCGGAGTCGGCTACGACGGCGGTGTTGGCTATTCCCTCAAAACGATTTCCCGCCATTGTCCAATCAAGCGGCCCTGCGCTCGGCAAGAATTTGATTGTATCTGACGAACTCACGTTAAGATCGACGCCAGAGCCTATGCCCCATCCCGTATATGTAAAACTTCCTATATCTATATCATCGCTAAACACAAAATCTGTTCCATCGTGATCAATAGTCTCAGCCCCAAGCGTGATATTCTCGTTCGCTCCAAGAGTAAGCCCGTCAAGGGTCAGCGTCCCAACCAATATATCCGTAGTGTTCAATAGGAAATTAGCCGTCACCCAATCATAAACCTGATTGCTCGACACTAATAGAGCAGAAGCGTCAATCGGCGCTGCCCCCGCTACCGTATCTCCCCTCGCCGCAATGCCAAGCTCGGCAATAGTCTGTCCCTCAAAGCCGTCTCCCGTCGCTTCGTAAGTGATTATATCTTCGTCGGCCCAAGTATTTGTCATCTTGGGAATCAGAGAATCGTTAGTACCCGTCACTGTTGTATCGAAATAGCTTCGGTCCATGAAGGGGAACATAGCGGCAAGAGTCACAGAACCGCCGCCAGCCGCTTCCCAAGTGTAAGTATTCCCCGTATTCCACGTTAGCTGTTGACCGTCCGTTGGTACATCCGTGGCATCATAGGTGCCGTCAGCCGCCGATCCATTGGTTAGCGTGAAGTCGTCAATAGCTAAGAACTGATTAGCGGTTAATGTCTGCACCAACCAAGCCAGTAACGAAGAATCTAAAACTACCGGCGTTCCAGTTCCGAGGCCGATACTTGCGCCCCCCGGACCCTTGAACGTGAAGGGCGCAGAAGTTCCAGCACCGGCAACAAAGACAATCTCAGAATCAGCCTGTATGGTTGCAATGGTATTTGTGACAGGTATCAGCCGCGAACTATCGCTACCCTCTGATTCTGTCCAGTAGGTCAAGGCGCCAGCAGAAGGACTAACAACCCAAGTGAAACCCAGTGATGCCAAATCATAGCTCAGAAGGTAGTCATCAGTGGGGGAGTTTGTAACTTTCAGGTCTGCTTCGATAAGGCTAGCATCGGTTACTTGTCCTGAGTCAACAGTATTAGCGTCTAAGGTTGCTACTGCGCTTAAGTATGTGAAGTCTCCATGATCTTCGTCGGCCATATCAGCCGCGTCAACCCCGCCGTCCGTTATCGCGCTTGCCGAATCAGCGTGGCCGGTCAGGTTGCCGACGAACGATGTTGCCGTTGCCGTTCCAATGCCGTTAATGTCATTTCCACCCATCACAATTTCATCATACCATATCCAAGGGTCATAAATGTGCCAAGTGTCAACGCTGCCGCCTAAAATGATATTTTCATTAGTCATTGGCTGAAAATACGACGTGTCGCCCTTATCATAGACGCGGAACATCGGAACCCCCGCCGCATACATAGCAAGGGTGTCGCCGGAAGTATTATATAGAGCAGTCCCGCCTCTGGTCCAGTAGCTTGCGCTTGGCGGCGACCCCTGCCCCCATAGCGGACCACCCGGCCACAATATCCAGAATAGTACGACCACAAGCCCCGCAATAGTCATACCAAGTTTCGTAAGTTTCACTTGAATACCCCCCACATAATAGCGACCGCAGCGCTTACCATACCAACAGCCCCGGTCAGATACGCCCGCCAGTATTCGAGCTTACGGACGCGACCATTCAACGTCTTGAAACCTTCCGCAATCTTACCGTCAACATCAGTAACGCTCTTCCTGATCGCCGCTATATTCTCCACCAGCAATTCCCATGCTCTATCGTCTATCGTTTGTGACAAAGTGGCCCCCTTTGACGTTATTCTTTTGGCTTCTTCAGGAAGCGTATCGTCTTCTTTATCTGTGTGGTTCCAGGCATACCGGTTAGTTTACCGATTGTCTCAGCAGCCTTGGCTGCTTTTTGTTTCCCTCGAACTAATTCAGCTAAGTCCTCCGTTAACTGTATCCCCGCACCAAGCGGACTACTACCGTATCGCATACCGCCGCCGACAACGGGAACAACCTCAGCTAATTCAAGTATGGCTTGCCCTATCGCTTTACCGGACTCACCGCTCTTTGCAATCTCTTTTCTGTAAGCGTTTATCGGAGCGGGGAATGGCGACCTAACGCCAAGTATATCCTCGTATAACGTGTTTACAGCGGTCACGCCCGCGATCAATCGCACGACTTTAGCCATCGCCTGTTTGTTGTTTACGGATACGTTGCCCAACCCAAGCACGTCTCGCGTTAGAAAGCCCCAGTTGTTAATAACGAACGTCTGAAACATCGCTACAAACTTACCCGTCTTAGATCGTTGAATTGGGGCAACGTCTGACCTTGAAGCTGATGCCTGTGTGCGGATAACAATATCGTCTGCATACCGCGCAGCCTTTGTTTCGCCGAGTTTCTCCACGGCGCGGCCCTTTTTGTAAGCTCCCAACCACGAAGCAACAGCTGTCTGCATATCAAGGAGTTGTAGGGGCTTGAGTCCACCCCGACCGACCTTTTTCTTTATCTGAGCCGTAGACCCGGTAACGCTGGTCATTAACTCGTTAAGGGCGACGTCGTGTTCCCTCCCGGCAAGATGGTCAGACATTCTCCTTGCAAATGCCCGTTCTTCTTTGTTGAACATCGCATTTATACCCTGCATGGTATATTTAGGACCTATCTCAACGAGAGAGTTTACGATAGCGGTGGGCTGGATGAAAGCCGATCTGATATTGTATCCAAGTACGGCGTAAGCTAAATTCTCGTTTGTTTTCCCAAGCTGCTTTTCCACTGACGCCGCTAATAGTCGCTCATCCACGCCCGCAACGAAGTTGACCCAACTATTAAGGTCCCTGTACGCTTCCGGGTTTTCTTCAAGGAGATTAAACCCGCTCTTAAATTTACCACCCACGGGATCAAGCATTTGTCTAACGCGCTGTACCTGCGGGGTGAGTTCAATGTGACGCAAGGCAGACTGCGAATAGCGCTCAAAGACGCTGAAAGCATCAAGCTCCAACTCGCCGTAATCATCGGTAACGCGGGGCTTCTTGTACCTAAACGGCGTTTCCTCGATCCTCGGTATTCGCCTACGCATCGTATTTGGTATGTCGAGCGTTCTCATGTCAAACCCATTCTTGAGTTCACCGTTCATTGACCGGAAGAACGTGAAATAGTTTTGCACTTTAGGGAACGGCTTCAACCCGCCCGCTAATCGCGCCTGATTGAGAGCGGTATAGTACCCCTCTAATCGTTCGCGCATCCACCCATATATCTTTTGTTCGTTAGCAGTAAGCGTTGGTGTCTCTTTAATGCCCATCTGTCCAAGTATCTTAGCCCCACCTTTTTGTTGGGCGGTAGCGTAGATCATTATATTCCTACTCGCTGGCCCACGATGACCAAACTTTATATTGTCCTTAATGAGCTTGTTGAACTCATCTGACGTATCCTTAATGTGACGCGCCGCATCATTCTCGGCTTTATGTATCGGGTTTAGCATAAGTTCCGTGGTGCCCAATCGCCGATGCATCCTCGGACCGGTCTCTATGAAGTTCGGCTGCGTAACATACCGGTCTATTGTACCCCGTTCAGTTATCTGCGGTATCTGGTGTAAGACCTTCTCTTCGCCGCGAGTGATGGCTGGTGCATACAGACGAGGTTGGTTAGATGCACCGCCGAGACCGGATTGCCCAAGGAATCGTTCGTTAGCGGGTAAAGCGAGTGATGCCTTGCTTTCACCGTGAACAATAGCCTTACTCAGTGTCTTCACCTCAGAATCAGACATAGCCTTAATCTCGCCACGCTCAACGGCCCCACTGAGTTCCTTCTGTATCTTGGTAACATCTCGCATCTTAGAGAGCTTCTTACCAAACGAACCTAACCCGTGTAAGAAACCATCGAGTGCGCCGAAGATAGCAGTTGTTCCGGCGGCTTGCCCTAAACTAACATCCTTACCAACAGCGCTTCTTGCCCCCTGTTCTACCCCGGCAAGTGAGGCCCCCGTCATAAGACCTCGCGTAAGACCGCCAACACCCTTGATCCCACCAACGAATTTACTCACGGCTCCAAATGGAGCGAATGTCCCGAGGAGTTCGGCAACCTGACCAGACGTTGAGCCTTCAACATCTTCCGCGAATGGCGCAACTGCGCCAAGCGTAGCTCCGGCGGCTAATCCCCCGCCAACACGCTTCGCCGCAACAACAGGGTCTTGCTGGAAGAACTGAGCTGGATTCAGTATCCCAGATTCTATCGTTCCCCCAGCACCGACAAACGGGTGTTTTAAGAAAGCCCCAAGCGTGGATAGAAACCCGCCGCCAGTATCCTCCGGCTCAGGTTCAGCTACGGCAACGGCGGTCCCTTCGCGCTTACGATGCAACTCCAACATCCGTCGTTTTTCAGCTACAGTTAATGGCATACGTTATTGCTTCTGCTTCTCCATTAAAGCGTTAAACTCCGCTTCCTCGTCAGCGGTAAGGACAGTTTCGGTCGCGCCGATGGATATATATTCATCCAGTAGGGCGTTAAGGTCCCCCGTTATCTTAGGATCACTCTCATCGGGGAAAAACTCATCAGTGAATCGGTTCCCCCTAATTCTGGTCCGTCCGCCTGTCTTAATCAGATGCGCCACAACTTTCTGGAGGTCTGCTTCGTCGTTAATAGCTACGACACCTGCCTTTGAGCGCTCTGTATCAGAGACAACTTTCTGGTAGAGGTTATTGGCCTTAGTGAGTACGCTGCGCCTGCTTTTCCGTTCCGTTTCTTTTCCCCGCGCCCTGAGTTCTGCTGATGTCGGTTCCTTTGGCGGTGGGGTAAAAGCACCAGTTCCCGTTTGCCAATCCGCAAAAGCCTCTGGCCCAAGTTGATCGAGCATGAACTGGTTCACGTCCAACTTAGGTATCTTCGGCTCCCCTATGGGCGACAGCCCCGGTATATCAAACCCAAAACCTTCCGGCGCGGTCATCCCCTCGAATCCACGTATAGCCTCTAATGTACCAGCGGTCTGCGCCCGCGCTTCTTCTGCCGCTAACTGCTCCGGCGTCTTCGCCGAATCGCGCAGTATCTTTTTTGTCTGAGCTTCCAGCCCCGTAATCTGCAACTTACGCATCTGCATATTGAGACTGTTGAGTTGCTGATCCCGCTGACTCTGCTGCATCTGCATGCCGAGCATCAACGTCTGTATCTTGTTCTGACGTTCCTGCTGTTTCGCCCCGGGTAGTTTTTCGCCGACTTCAGACAGACCGGCGCCCGCAGACTTAAACAGAACCTCGAAAAAGTTGGTAGGTCTATCCTGTGCCATCAGATCAACCCCCAAGCTGCGCCATTAGCGAGAGCAGCATATTATCCTGTTGCGCCTTCAGTTGGTCATTCAGCATCTTCCCCTTGAAGAAGAAGTCGCTTATCTGTGACTGGCGACCGGACGCGAGTTCCTGTTGCGCTAACCCGCTATCAAGTCCGAGTCGTGCCGACACACCGGCAGCGTCACGGTTGAACTGCGGGGCTAACGACCTCATATAGTCCGCGAGGTACTGGCTTGGATCAAGCACGTCCTGACCGAGCCGGTTCTTCGCTAAGTTGAACGTCTTTTCGGCGCGTTTCTCTCCAGCCGACGGACCGCCGATTAACCCCCCGATACCCTCAAGGACTTTCCCACCGATGTTTAGTCCGATACCAGTTGGTCCGCCTAAAAGCGATAGCGCATCAGTTGCGCCAAGGTTTAAGCCGCCTTGACCACCACCGCCTTGACCACCGCCACCGAACATCCTCAGTAGTTGCATGATGCCGTCATTCGACTGACCCCCGCCGCCGAGATAGTTGCCGAAGCCTACGTTCTGTCCAAACTCATAGGCCATTTATATCCCCCTCACTCTCGTAGAATAGCTCCCTTTTCAGTATAGATTATATCTATGCGATCAACGATCGTATTGTCCCAATTGTCGCTTGTGTAGTTGTTAGCTAACTCGACCTGCCAGTATAATTGTTCTAACGGCTTTATCCCCTTGAGCGTATATCGCTTAGCCAGATTATTATAGGCAAGGTAGCCCGGTAGTTTATGCGCCCCTTCCTCGCTTATCAATCCGAGATATAGCGTGTCCGCCGCTGTCGATTGCACTGCAACCCCAACGGCGTTGATCGACTTATACGTATAGCAATCGGTTAGAATCGGCGTGGATGTCCATAAAACCCTAATTGAATTACCACCGTCCTCTTCGGACGATCCGTACTTAAACACAACCGACTCTCCGCCCTTAAAGAAGTACATAGTATCACCAGGAATGAAGTTCAATTCAGACTCGGTGTTGTATAGGGTTGCTCCGGCTATATCAAAGTCCCACCAGCCCCAACCGCCGACCTTTTCGTAGTAAACATAGGTGCGGCCCATAGACGGGATTGATAGCATATACTTCTGGCCGAGGTAGAAACCGACCGTATTGGCGCGTTCTGTTATCGGCAGACTGTCCAAGGCACGGATGGGCGCTGATATAAGTGATACGTCGTATAAGCGGTTCTTGTACTGACCTTCGGCCTCGCGCACAACGCCTTCGTTACTATAGTAGTACGTCCCGCCAGACCCAGAGGCGAGACTACGCGGGGCAACACACCCACTATAGCCCGACACTTCAGAGCGGTTCCACTGGAGGTTTGCGTCCTGATAAACATTGTATGTTGACTTGTTCTTCATCACACGGATAACGCCGCGTGATGGATAAGCGGCTGTGTTTTCGTCGCCGTCAGAGCCGCTCAGGATAATGTAGTCAAACAGCCCCCAATTAGAGATTGTGTCGAGCTTAGAGACATACAGCGCCGACTTGAATAACCCAAACACGTTGTCTCCGTGGGAAAACACTGAGTTTAGTAGTGGCGGAGACGATGACCTATACACCTTACCAGTTGCAAGGAGTGAGTCGGTACGGATGCTGTCGGTTAAGATTGTGTCTACCGCGGGAACCTGTCTTAACAGATAATAGTCCGACGTTACCACCGTATCAACGGCAAGGTGATCTTGCCACTTGTAAAGTGCATAACTCCCATCTTCTAACTTTCGCACGTCGAACTTTGTCGCGTTGGGGCCAATAACTACTGTTGTGTATGGGGTGGTGGATATACGTTTCCAGTACGAACTGTCGCTTGTGATTTGCATTATCATCGCTCGATAGACGTTGATAACGATACCGGTGTCATTGTCTGGAATACGGGGTAAGCCAATTGTGTATGAAAACTCAAGGTCGCCTGATGTTACGGTGTCATTAAAAACGTGACACGCAGAACTTAACCCCGACTCAATACCGCTTACAGTGTCTATAAACGTACACGCATAAACAACACCGAGGGTATCGGTCTGCTCTGGGAAACCGTAGTAGATGCCAAAGGGTTGTATATCGTGGCCCGCTGATGCCGTATCATACGTTCCAGAATCATTCGACGCATAAAAAGATGGCGCTCCATAGCGACGGTACATATCGCCAACCGAGTCGCGGCCTTCCATGTCTGTGAAAACAACCGGCATCCCCGTTGTTGACAGGGCGCTGTCCGGCATACTATCTATCACCACGATGTCTGCAAGGGAGTCCATGCCGTGCGCCCCCCCCCCCGATGCCCACGACCATAGCGTTATACCGGTTATAAACACTGAGTCAGCTTCGGTAATAGGCCCAGGGTTGGCTGCCGTTCTATATATACCGATATTCACTGAGTCGGCAACACCACTGTTCAGGATAGAATCAACGGGCGGAAACTGGAACCCTGTCAACAAAACCCTCCCACCATCCACGACTATTGGCGTCGAGGCGTAACTATGCTGCGAGACCCTTGTGGGGGGGGTGTCGGTAGTATCGTGATATATGATAGTGACGAACTTATACCGATACTCTCCGCTAAGGTAATAGTTCGCGTTGGTAGACCCATCCATATCTAACGGGACTATCTTGGGTTCACCCGGGGCTGGCAGCGGAAACGACCGCGCTATATCCCCATTCCATATCAATCCCTTTTGCTGTCCGTTGACCATAAACACCTGGTCGCGCAACATCGTAAACGACGTTTTGTTTTGTATCCCCCATAGCGTAGCTATCCGCGTTAATGAGGTAACATCATCCGATCCCTTGGCGGTGATATAGATATTGCCGTATCCAACGCCCGTTGAATCAGTAACGATAAACAACTGTTGCGTACCGTCTGAATAGTATGCGGCGTAGATACTGACGATGGAATCCTGACCGGCTATTATCCCAACGGTATCATAACCGTACCGCTTGGTTAGCGAGAACGGGTTGCGATTAAGGTCGAAGTTCCGCATCTCCCGCGCTTCACCCGGCTTCACGGCGAAGTCGCCGGACATGGTATTCATCCCGAGGAATCTGTCTATAGTAAATACTTTTTCGGTTGCAGTATTATCCTGCCCGAGGGAAGAACTGTATAACAGAAAAACAAGTATGCTACTGAGTAGGAGTCGTGCCATATTCCCCCCTGAGTATTGCAATGGCCTGCTCGTAATCGCGCAAATACATCGGCGTCATTGGGTTACTACGCGCTCGCGCTGCGAGATATACGGCGTACTTCAATATTGCTACGCGGTATATAAGTGGGATAATTTCAAGCGTGTCGGCGGAAATGAAGTTTGGTAGCTTCTCCCAACCCATGATTTTGATTGTATCGCCCCTCACAGCCGACGGCACCGGGTACAGATATATTGTGCCGTCAATGAAATCGTAGTACGATGGGCGTTGCTGGTATGGGTCCTTTTTATCCTTAGTCACCTTGCTATACTGTTCATACCAAAGATTACGCGGGACGTAGACAAGCGATTTAACCGAATCATTCTTAGACCATTCCACGGCAATTATGCCCGAAACAAGCGTGTCCAACGAATAAGCGTTTTGCCTGTAGGTAGTGATAATCGTTGTGGTCGCTTTCCTTGGCTTAATTAACGGCGATAAAGTAACAATGGCTTCTCGCACGAAGTTGTTAGCCGTTGTGTCGTCAAGCATCCCCGTAGCTGACCCCGAAATACCTAACGACTGACGCATCTTGACCCCGTATCCCGTGAAGTCGTCAAGGAAATCAGCCGCCGAGACGTTAACGGCAACAAATAGAATAAATAGTAGCGGCCAAAGCGTCTTCATCGTAGATTCCCCGAGTCCCTTCTTGATGTCCCGTCACCCTGATCCAGCCCACGGGCAACCTTGATTCTTGATCCGGTCCAGCCGGTGCGCGAGTCGCCCTTCATATCTTTTATGCCCTCTTGGGCCAGCATCAACGCCACCTGCGGATCAGCTATTGCTTTCAACATCGCCTGCGCGGTGGTTAGTATTACGTCATGGTAGTGGCCCGGTATGTTAGCCAACTTGGTTATACTCCGCGACACGTAAGCCTTGCAGGTATATGCCGAGTCGGGTACGGGGTGAACTTCCAGAACGGCCGGTTCGGAATGTATGGTCGCTATCCTTGGCGCTCCGGTTGTCGTATTACCACGTACGAGATCGTTGAAATCGTCGAAACCTATAATCTCAACGGGCCAACCATCCACGTCCGTGCGCCACATTTCCTCTACGCTCCACGCATTGACGCCAGAGAGGATGTCTTGCCCGAGGACGTACGAACTCTTGTCAACGGTGAGCGTTATGGGCGCAAACGTCCTATTGAAATCAGCGCCCGGTATCCGCCCGACCCGCAGTATAGCCGCATTCATAAAGGCGAGAGCTATTGCGTCCTTGTCCGCCGCATCGGCAGTAGGAACGCTTAAACCTATCGCCGCTATTATCCCTGGTTCAGTCAAGCGGGTGTCCCTCCTTCTGGTAGTCTACATTTGACGGGGGCGTATGCTTGGACTCGTCGTACTTGATCTTCGCTGCGGCCATAGCATCGGGGTTGTTGTGAAACTTGCCCGCTAATTCCATCTTCGCCAACGTCATGGGGATTTCCTTCTTCATGTCGGGACGATCAAACACTATTTCGCTTGAACAACTGCCCGGCCCTCGGCTGGTGCGAACCACGCTTGGACCCTGCCCCAACCTTATCATCTCGTCAAGTTTTGATTCAGCCATCACAAACCCCTTTTGCGAGGGGGCGGGTATTACCCCGCCCTCCCATTCAATTAGCCCTATATAACAACATTAAGGCTCGTAGCTCCGGTCATCAGGCCGATGATCGAAGTAGCTCTCAACACGCCACGGGCGTGTCGTGAACTCCACGAAATCCAACTCATGTTATTACGAAGGTTGCCGGAATCAGCCTCATCGACGTAATGGAATTTCACGCCGAAGTCGCCCTGTCCCTGGCCCCAACGAACCGCAGCGTACGACTTCGGTCCAAAGATAGGAGCGACGTACACAGCGCCGGTGCCGATACCCTCGACGCCTGCGACTGATTCACGGTAGATTTCGGACCCAACGAAGAACTCGATGTCCAACCAGCGACCAAGACGATAGTTCTCGTAACGCTGAGAGTTATCGTAACTGGCCGACGTGGTAAACGTCGAGTCGTCGTTAAGATCGCGCTCCTGCGCGGCGTCGATGAAAGCGCGATACACGCCGCCAGAGAACTTCGGGGTCTCCAGCTTACGATGCAGCGCAGCGCAATCCAACAGTCCGGTGATTGTCAAAATGTCGGATGATGTAAGATTAGTACCAACGGACATCCGGTATTTTGACTCGTCTGTCATGGCGTGGTTAAACGCTCGACCGGTGAAGTCCACGTCATCGGATGATGCGGTAAAGTTGACAACCTGACGAGTCGTGTCATAGTTCGGCCCGCCTGGGTTAACGATTGTCAGAAAGCCGCCATTCCAAGCGTCATCGGACTGCGTAAGCGCATCGTCAATCAGCGATGTCGTATCGCCAGAATCGGCGGTGCCGCTGACCTGCATAGTCGCATCCTTGTCGATGAGGTGCCGCAGGCAACCGGTACACATGGTTTTCATTAACTGATACTCCAGCGAACGAGCCATCTGACCGGCTATTTCATGCTGGTTATCGCTGTCTTTAATAAACGACTGAATCCCGCCCTCGGCGGTGAATCCAAACGAATCGCCCCAACTCTCAGGAGTGAGGTCAAGGTAGTTTGAGGTAAGTTGTTTGGCGTCATCGTAGTCATACAGGTAACCCTCGGTGTCGGCTGACGTTACGTTAGCCGGACGAAGCAACCTGTTAATGCGAAGCGTTCCGCCTGCTCCGCGTCCCATCACTTTACTGACCGCGAACTTGTTCGCAACCAGCATCCCCTCGGCCTTGGCGAGTAAGTCGGTTTCCCACTTAGTCTTTATTGCCGATGCGAGAGTGGTAGTGTTTGCGCCGTATGAACTGGCGTCTGTTCCTCCCACTGATTATTCCCCCTTTGTCCCGGTCGCGTTATGCGGCTGGGTTTACTATATCATCATGCCAAGCGTCCACGATTTCCTTCTTCTTGGCGATGGGCAAACGGTCGAGTCGTTCCATATCAAGTTCATTGAACTTGTTGATGTAACCCTTGTATGCCTTCCCGCTTTTACCCGCCGGTTTGCTCCGACGAGGCGTTTGGAATCGTTTCAACTTGCCCTTCTTGGCCCGCTCCTGCCCGCGTTGCTCCGCCCTCTGAGTGATCTTACCTAACAGGCTTTGATCGTTACTCATGGCATATTCGAGAAACGCCTGGTTGTAGTCGAGCAGGCCCTTACCGTCCATAATCGGGTTGAGCTTATCGCGGGAGATTAGCTTCTTATGATCGAACCGCGCCCAAGATTGCTCCCGGGAATGTTCCGTCATCTTCTGCATATGCCCCGCAAAGAAATTCAACGTATCCTCAACCTGCTTAATGAACGGATTGATAGCGGTGTCTACGACATTCGCCATCTGGTTGTAGCCCTTGGTAGCTTCGTCATTTTGGAACTGTCCTCGACCGGATAGATCCTTGACTGCCGCGGCCATCAAGTTGCGTGTGAAGAACCCATCCCCCGACGGTTCTGTTTTCGGTTGCGGTTCCGGTTGACTCCTTCTGTTTACCTCATCCCCGCGAAGTCGCTCTAATTCTGTGGCCGTCGTTTTTGCGGCCTCGAACGCATCGTCTAATGATTGGGGATTCCCCGGTAAATCAAATTGTTTAAGGTAATCTGCTTCGGATTCATGCACCTCAACATCGTCCGTATCATCGGACTCATCGGTTTCCTCAGAAGCGGTCTCTTCGACCTCCTCCTCATGTTCTTCTTCTGGAGTAGTCTCAGTATCCTCTGTTGAGGCGTCTGTTTCTTCGACTATCTCTCTGTCTTCGTCAGCCATTACTGGCCTCCTTTGCTTACCTTAGCGCACGACCCCATCGTCCGCGTTGGCGTTAGCGGCTTCCCCCTGAAGCCTTTTCAGATCGGCAATGATCTCGATAACAACAAGAACCTTGCCGTGTGATATTCTGTAGTCGGTGTCCGACCTTGGTTGCGTATCAAACACACCCTTTGCCGTCACCCTCTTTTCGTCAATCAATTCAATAAGGGCTTCAAAGAAAGCCTCGTCGGAAAGCCCTTCGCTTAGGACTTTTTGTTTCGCGGCTTGGACCACTTAGCCCCCTTGGTAACATTATCCCCGTCCTTGGACGGGATACTGCGTTCGTGCATAGCAACGATGGCTTCAGCCTTCTTCTTGGATATCTGCGGCGTTGGTTTAGGTTTCTTCTGTTCAAACTTAGCCCCGAGCCACGCCAACCATTCAGTAGAAGTACACCGTTTCCATTCGTCGTCGCAGTAAAACGATATCATGGCACACTTTTCATTAGGCCCCAAGGTCTCTGCCCCGGGCGTGAAGTAATACGTTCTACCGTCCTTTTTGCGTATGTGAACGGTTTGGTCGGTTTTGGCGCCCTGCGGATAAAAGATGCGACCGCATAAACGGACTTCGCCCTTTTCGTTTGTGTACGTATCCCCAGACTGCGGCTCCTCCGAGAGAAAAGCGTCAAACGCTTCCTGCTCCTTAGCGTTCAAATACTTATTCCCCTCGACAAAGGGGTATCCCATGTTATTCATTATGCCTCCTGCGCTGGTGCGGCCTCCGCCTGCTCAAGCGCCATTTGCTCGGCGATGCCCTGTTTCTCCAAGGCAGCTACCTGCATTTCGGTTTGCGTTTGGATGTCTCTCTCAAGCTCTTCTTCAGAGAGATTAAACGCTTCAAAGTTATTCTTCTTAAACTTGCGTAATACTTCTTCAAACATTGCCCGACGTTTCCGCATACCGGTGGGCGATTGGAATAACGGGTCTTGCATCATGGTCGAGTGTAACAACAATGAGTCCTGTTTCTCCTGCTCGGGATCGCTTACGTTGGTCAGCGAGGGTACGTCTACAATGAAGTCTCCGACATACAGTTGAGCATCATCACTATACTGCTGATTCATCTTCAAAAACATTATAGACACCTTTACCAACGCCATGCCGTACTGCTTGTGAGTCGGCATCGCACGGGTAGCTGAACCAACGGCGCGTAACTTGGTAGACGTAGCCTTTTCGTACTGTTGGGATTGGAACCCCTGAGCAATGTCGATTGCGTTAAGCGCATCTCGTAACTTCGCGCCCACAGCGTTCATTAACGCCGGTAAGTCGGGCAACTGGCCGGGGTTCTCTATCACCGGCGAGAACGCATCGGGGTCGCTCATCTCCCATATCTCAGCCGGACCATAAACCGGTTGCTTGCTAAATTTCATCCCCGGGGGATGTTTGAACGGCGGGAAAATACGGTAGGTAATGCCATCCAGGTAAGAGTTGAATATCTCGTTATAAAGTCGCTGCATATACTTACCGCGGTCAACCGACGATAAGCCCTCAAGCGTACCCGGTAGTCGGTTAGCAACGATTGGAACAAACGGGAACTTTATGCCGCGATACGGCGTCTTGCGCTGTTTGATAATCTCTTTGTTACCGGCCATCACAACGTAGTTAACTACCTGACGACCGGCGGCGTCATAAGTGACAATATAGTTTTCTGTCAGGAGAAACTTACCGTCTCGGTAGCCCTTCCTGAACGGCGTATCTTTCTCGGCTTCGATGGCGTCTCGCTGTGAATCAGTAGCGCCCTCGGGTTGTTTCTCGCCGATCTCATCCTTCATATCTTCAAGATTCTTAGTATTCCAACCCTGCTCGTTCGCCATAGCTACCAATTCGTGATAGAACAACCAGTGACGGCGGATTACATACTCAGACGTATTTTCAAAATCAGACCGGTTGGGTTCGTAAAGGAAGTCTTCGGGGTATACCCAATCAACAAAGGGACGATTAACCGGAACATCTTTCCATACAACGCGGCTGATCGGTTTGCCCTGCATTAAAGCGAAAAACGCCTCTTTCAACGGCAGGCTTTCGGTGACTGCCTTCGGTTCGGTCTTTCTCTCCCATCCAACCTGGACCGCAGACGGGGTACGATATATTTCCGCTGCCGTTACGTGTTCGTTGAACCCGTCGGTTAGATAGCCACAATCCCGTAACTGACCGTTTATATTCCTCTCCACACTACGAGCCTGCGCGTATTCCTCGGTAGTTGGATTAAGAGAGGCCGGTCGAATCGTAACCGGAAACTCCCGCTCTTCGACCTTGGCAATAATGTTACCCACCCGAGTATCAATCGCGGGCTGTACTTCCGGTATGAATAAAGCAGAGCGTACTACCCGCGTATCGTTACGCCGTTCGTCGAGTACCTTATCCTGCCCCTCGTAGAATAGCCGGTTCTCCTCGTTAGTATCGCGCAGATCGTCGTTACGCCCCGCTGCCTCCTCGTAGATAGCCTGACAGTACGCAACGGGATCTTCTTCAAAGGTCGCGTTTTCTTTAGTGGTTTTAGTCTCGTCAGTATCAGCCATTGGCGTAAACACCTATTCCAAATCCATTAAACTGTTCCCCGTGTGCTACGGGCATATGCATGACGCGGTAACGTGCGTTGTCGCAATGGTCTTCGTCCTTCTTGAATACTTCCGCCTTACCGCGAGACTCGCCCGATTTAAGAGGGGGCTTCCATGAATAGTTCCGCATCTGAAAGTCGGTGACGGGACAAGTCCTAAATACCATAAACTTTGGCGGCATATTATTAGCGGGTTTGGCAACCATCCTACGAACGCGGTCCCAACCGACCTCACGGCTGTTGTTAGCCTCGATTAGCGTGGGAATGCGCTCCCGAAACTCATCTATTAGTCGCATCTCTTTGCCGCGAAGGGTACTCTTGCGCCTCGATGATGGATCAATCAGCCAGAGCGATATGTTGCGGTTGGCGGTTAGGGCAAAAATCTGTTCACAAACTTGGTTAACATCGCCCTTAAAATCGCCCTCCCCTATGACATACAACTGGCCGTCCGGCGATTCGGTGAATACGTTAACCGCCGTCGGTTTCTCATCATGCGGGTCAATACAAACTGAGCAGTCCCAATAGTCGGGGATCGGGAATGGGTCGCATAAGTTATGGTCGCCATATTCCTTCCACACCCTACCGGTTAAATATGTTGGTTCGCCATATAGTCGAGCGGCCCTAATTGCCGGATCGGTGTACTTAGCCTCCATCGCTTCAAGCATACCTGGCGCTAAGTAGGGATTCTCTGCAACCGAACCCCTAAATAACGCAACCTTATCAGGGTGCTTTGCGGCGCGAACAAATATGTCGGCGTATAACCATTGGGAGTAATCAATCGGCGTGAACGTATATATAAGGTTCTCGCCAAGAGTTACCTGCCGCGCAATGTTCTCATCGTTTACATCCTTGGGCGGTTCTTCGTCGTGACGAATAACGTGCCGTTGCGCTCCTTGCATGGCCTTACGACCCTGTTCATATGTCTTGAACTCGATAAACGAACCGTCTTCCAGATAAAGAATGTGATCCTGCGTCTTGTAAGCCGTAGACCACGAACCGCCGCGCAACCCCGGCCACTTACGTCCGTTGATCTCACACGGCTTTCGCGGCAATAACCGTTCGTAGGTCGGTACCAGCACCGACTGAATCGTACCAAAATCAACACAGCAGTCACGCGCAAAGACAGGACCGGTATAGTTTTTACGGTATGGGTGAACCTTACCAACTATCCACGCTATCTCAACGCAACCGGCAAAGGTTTTCCCCCACTGGTTACCGGTACATATAGCGCGAGTTGGCACCTGAGACTTGTGAAACTGTTCCTGCGCGTGATGGGGTTTGTAAAACCGTAACCCCTCCTCGCGCATCATACGCAACTTCTCTTTCTTTAGAGCCTCAAGCCTTGCGCTCATATCGGTCTCACTAACCCCGCCCGGTTAAGCATTATGTCCTTGTAAGCCTCGGGGTGTCGCGTCTTAGTATGATCGCGGGCTTTCGTGTCGGCGGCTTTAGCCGTCAACGAATGTATCCGCTGCCCGCATAACGGACAAACAAACACCCGCGTCTTACGCTTCCCCTTTTTCTTCTGCGGTCGTTTCATTTACCAGATGTCAGAACCATAAGGCCGCTGCAACACCTGGTACTTCATTTTGATTACGTTGGTGTCGGGCGTAGTTCTGGTTGTGATGCAACTGTCCTTCGCTATCGTTGTGAACCACAGTTTGTTGTAAACCATCGTGTCGGTCTTGAAGTTGTATGTTACCAGCGGCAACGGCGTAGCAATAGCATTACTGTCAAAGAAGGTATCGGTAAAGATTAACTTCTTTGCCAGATCGTTAAACGATGTCCACGTCTGTACGATCACAACCAGCGAGTCGTTGCAAGAATCGGAAAGCGTGGCATCGGTGTACCACAGGCCGATGTTCATGTGCATACCTTCGGTAACGTCGACAGTATCCGAGTTGAACGTATCGACATAGGCCGTGTCGGTCGAGTCCATCACCATGTTGTAATTACCCCCGACCGTCGCAGTACCGGCGATACTAACCCACGTATAGGTTGACGGAACGGCGAGAGCGACGGCATATATCAATCCCAACGCCACCGCTAATGCTAAAAATCTTCTCACTAAAAAGTCCCCCTTAGTCTCTAACTATGAAATTCCAAATTACTCTATGCGTGAACGTGGTTAACCCCTCGGCGTCTACGTGCGACAACGAATCTTGTATCACCCAATCGACAAACAGCGCCTCCTTGAGCAACGTATCGCCGACCAGTTCACTGATAGCCACGTACAAAGTACACGGCAATTCTGCGGCCGAATCCTGCCCGATAGTATATTCAGACGCGCCCAATCGAGTCCGTAAATACACATAGCCGGAGTCCGATAGTCCGTAACCGAGCGTGTCCTCACCGGACGGCTCAATGATTATCATGCCGGTCATGCTCTGCCACCGGACCATCGCGAACAGGCCGATCTCTCCCGATGCTTCAGAGTTCCCAAGCCCATCAGTCGTATCAACCAACGTGTCAATACTGTGAGTCACGATCTGTGAATTAGTGTAATGCCGCCCGCCCGCGTTAGCAATCAGCGGCGTTAGCAACAGCAAAGCCGCTAAAACTACAGTTTTCAATTACTTTCCCCCTCTACCTCAAAATTAGCTTCTTCTGCGTTTTCTATTTTTCCGTGTAAGCGAGCAGCCTCAATCTCCAACTCTCGATCCAGGTCGCTAAGGTTGGATGGCAGGTTGCCGCCAACATCTATATTTATTACGTTACGCGGTAAAAAGGCTTTGATCGGGTCAAACGCCTTAGTAAGTATGTTGACCTTCTCGGTGAGCAACTGCTTAACCTTTTCAGCCGCAGTCACCGACTTAACCTTGCCGTCGTTATCCTCAACGGCGACCATCGTCATCCAATCCATATCGGAGAGTTGTTTAATATAGGCGTCGATGCCCTCAGCGGCCGAACTGACCGAGAGAAGTACGTCGTGGTAACGGCTTATTAAAAGCTCCTCGGTAACCCTAAGAGCATCAACGCTCATTTTAGAGGACCGACGGCAGAGCATATTGTCCAGGGTTTCGTCCTTTACGATTTCAAACCGACGCCTTAAATCTGATCTAAGGTCTTGCTCAGTTAGTTCCCCCTTGTCAACGCGCTTCATGCCGTTCAGGTAAGCAGTACAAACTTTCTCCACGCGCTCACGATGCTGGCGGGCAAAATACTTGATCTTACCGCGCTCTTCACAAGCCCCCTCACGCTTGATTTCGTCTGTAACCGCCTGACCAGTAGACAAATAGCCCCCTTTTTAATACACTCTCTGCCGTCCGATCTGCCCGAAAGACAGACCTGTCCTCAATTCATTGTTACATCAGGAGTTGCGGAATGTAAAGGGGGTTAGTCGTTGTAGGGCTGGGGATGACCAACGAAAGAACTATGAGTGCGATGGATAACAGCATCACCGTGGCTACCTCCGCCCCTTCGGACGGGTGATTTTGTTGAGGTGGATAATGTCACCATGGGGTGACGCCTTTGGCGCCGATGCGAATTTATTGGCTATTAATGTGCCATCTGCTATTTTCAAGATACCGGGCGGCATAGTGAAATGACGCCAAGGCCACCAGCGAGTAATGGGGTATTGAACCCGTAATACTGCATATATAATCCTGTCGGTTAGCGTTGGTTTCTTAAACTCGCCGTTGATTAACTCTTTAACCGTGGGCCGACGTAGGGGAATGAAATCGACTTCTATCATGGACGCTCCTCGTCTTTGTCGAGTAATCGTATCTCTGCGTTGGGATCGCCCCATATCTGATATTTAATCTTACCCATACGCCATTGAATAGGATAAGGCCGCCACGAATACCACCGAGGCCACCAATGCGTTATACGGTATTGTTTACAGAGCAGCCAACAGAGAACGGTGTGGAATAAGCGCTTCACCATGGCCACCGCTCCATGATCGAGTCGCGGAGGGTGGGTATGTGGGGCATGGGGAATGTTGGCTCGCTATCCTTGAATACCCACTTCATTTCAAATTGCTGTGGAACATAGAGCATGCGCCTACACGCGGGACAATAATATACCCCGGGGTTCGGGGGGCAAAAAATACCACCAATGGGATCACAAGCATTACACGGTGGTTTCTCCGGGGAATGCATCCACCCCGGCGGAAATGCTGCCATTAGGAGGGGTCCTTTAGTAATCTGTTAAACTTCAATGGTCTGTCGCCAAAAATCATCGTGCGCTCCCAATCCCTCGACATCGAACGCGCCTTACTCAAGGATACCCGCTCCCAGTACGTGAGGGGAGGCGGCCCCTCACGCCACCCATAGTGCATAAACTCAACAGCAACCGATTCCACATCGTCGGTAAAGCAGTTAGAACAGGACGTCCGGCTACAGCAGTCACATTCGCTGACCGAGTCTTCCGTGCCGCAAATAGGGCATACCCAAGTCTTCTCGGGTAACCACTTCGGTTGTGGATCAGCGTGATAACGGGGGCGTGAGGGATATACGGGGCGGTAGGTCATGGCTAATGTCCTCTCGTGCCAGCCTCTAAGACCAACCTCATGGTTATCGTGAAGGAATTCTTACACTTCTTGCACTTCTGATACCGCGATATACCTATCTCGTAGCCCGGCTGTCGCGTTGAGGATGGAAGGCGCATCATAACGCCCTTGATTGTATATGGGGTCTCGCAATTCGGACAGTGGCAAATAACCTCATCGTAATCTACCCTTGGTTCTCCAAAAGTGACTTTCATAATAATTCTCCTAATTTTGCTTTACGAAATAAGCCCCGTAGGGCGATTTGTTTGTTCTACCCGTCTCTTCACACTACTATCTCTGCGTTCGGCCCGTAGCGGGGCTGTGAGCGATTTTCAGGGTTTGTAAGTCGTTGCGGTTCAACAACTGGAATTTGGGTGTTTTTTGGGTTAGACCCCGCTTTTAGCCTTGACCTAACTATAGCCAAATGATGACGCTGAATTATCACGTCATAAGCCGGTCCGCGGCCAGGGAATAAATACTTACTCCCATGCCGTACGCCCGTCCACGACATGAGTTCTTTGTAGAGTTCACGACTATCACAGTAAACTTTCCACTCGCCGTTGAACCAAGACCAGATGTTAGGGCTTGGAGTCATTCAGTAAAGAGGTTGTTTAACGGGATTCTCCGCCCTGTCCGTACAAAACGGGCAGTACCACCCCAATGACCCGTCGCTCCGTTTACCCCAAATTATCAGTCGCTGGCAGTCGGAACACTCAGGATAGGACGGCTTAGTTGGTTCTCTATCCTTATCCTTACAAACCGGACAAGGGTCACAGGTCGGGCACCAACGATAAATAAAACCCTCTAAGCTATGGTTCTTCCAAACGACAATAGGGACGCCGCATTTAGAGCATTTAGGATGGTCGCTCATAATTCTTCCCCCCGCCACACCTCGGGGACCAGGACAAATATTACTATTCCCGCAAAACCATAGAATAATAGTCCAACGCCAACCCTGACGAGTAACGGCATAACGGGATCAAACATCATACCGGTTCCAGACAACACAACCCCAGTAGCCGAAACGAAAAGTCCCATCGCTAATACCTTCATACAATAATCCTCCTACCACAATTAAACCATTATCAGGCAAGTTGCAAGGGGGTTGGGGTGAGAATTTAAGAAAAATGTACTACTTTTTCTTAAATGGTATTCCATGTACTAACATCAGAGCGTTAGCGTTACGAAGAATATCAACCTATTACTTTAGGGTGAGCCTGTTTTTAGCGTTTCCTACAGGGTTCGTCCCCATAACGTCAACCACGGCAACGATATAACATCAGAAACAAGGGGTGTCGACGAAATAGGTTTCGTTGAGAATTCAAAATTCTACCCGTTGGTAGGGTCCCATATATATACGACCCCTCCCCCGTTTCTTTTCCCCGTGGCCTTCGATTGTCGCTGGTCGGTTGCCGGTCTTAGGCTCGCCCCACTCCCGCGCCACTGGTCACGGACTGTGACCTCAACGGGCTTAAGACGGTTGTTTAACGTGTCAAGCGGTAGTGTGTCACATTTGCCACACTTATTCAAGGCCCATAGCTGGCTGCTGAGGGGCTAACGGGTTGGTGGTGGTGTGGTGGCATGGCTGTCTGTTTGGCATGGTAGTTGCTGTGTTGTGGCCATGTTGGCGACCAAGCTAATGACCAACCCGGCACGCTACTTGCTGCGCTTTAGCCCGGTCTTGACCGTACCAAGTCTGCTGTCGCCTTGTGCTCCCCTCTATCTTATACGCAAATAAACTTACAAATAACTAAAGATTTTACTTGCATCGCCGATAAAACTATTGTATAGTGTAAGTGTAACAAGAAACCATTAACGGAGGTTTGAAGAGATGGCACAAATCACAGGTGACGGGCAAGAATTCCAACACTATGCAGCGATATAGGCCGACCACAGCTAACCTGCCAAAGTGGCAGCTCCGACCTGCCAAAAAGGCAGATTACCGACGCAAGTTGCCTAATTGCACAATAATTGTGCATAACCGTCAATCTTGCACAGAAACAGTGCAAACCCTAATAGGAGGTTGAAACGATATGAAAGCGATCCTAACAAAGTATCACGGCCCAACCGACAACAAGGCCGCCAGAATGACGGCCAACGACACTTGGGGCAACCGTGTAAGTATTCCGGTCCCTGATTGCAATAGGGACGAAGACGCGCACAGGATAGCCGCTGAAGCCCTTTGTAAAAAAATGAAATGGTCAGGCTCAGAATCTTTAGTTTGTGGCGGTCTTAAGGGTAGCATGGTATTTGTGTTCCCTTTTGGCCCCTTCTCACTCAAGGAATCTTTTAGAAAAATCCTTAAACGCCAAGAAAGCGAGGCATAAAATGGCACAGCACACGCCGGGAAAACAGCACGCTCATAATATGCTTGAAATCCACATTGAAGATGAAAAGCAAATTCACTGCCTTTTTGCAAAGGTCGCCTTCCATGATGGGTTGAGCATTGTGGAGGCCGAGGTCAACGCCTCCGAGCTTGTGCGCCGTTGGAACGCCCACGAAGGGCTACTGGCGGCTTGCTCACAGGCATTCGACGACATTGAGCTACACATAGAATCAGAACCGGGCTGGCAAGAGACGGCAGACGTACTCCGCGCCGCAATCGCTAACGCCCAGAAAGGAGCAGAATAATGAGTAAGCACACGGAGGGACCGTGGGAAGTAGGGGGGTTGCCATGCCCCAAATGAAACCCTGCCCATCATGTAACGGCACGGGCTGGAAGGATCGCAACGGTCAACCCTGCGACCTACCAGACAAGCCAAGCAAACCCTGTGAATATAGCGGCTGTGAGAACGGCTATGTAACGGATGCTGAATATGAACGCTGGTTTCGCTTGGTGGAGATACGGCTGAGACCGCGCAGTAAGGTTGACGTAGCTGAATCTGTACGGCTGAAACTGTTTAACGATCTAAGAACGGAAGGAGAATTAAATCATGGGAGATCGAGCTAATATCGTAATCGAACCAGAGGGAGAGGGGTCGTCAATCTATCTCTATAGCCATTGGGGTGGGACAGACCTACCGGAAACACTAAGGCGGGCCTTACAACGCGGGCGCGACCGATGGGACGATAAGCCATATCTTACACGAATTATATTCTGTGAGATGGTGAAAGATTCGGGCGGCGACCTCAACACCCTCACTGGGCTTGGTATTGATATTTGTGAGTGCGATAACGAGCATCCACTAATTATCGTTAATACAGACTCCCAGATGGTCCTTATAGCCGGACAACATTGGAGCTTTGAATCTTACGTTAATAGTGAGGCTCCCGATGTTCAAAAGCTGGACTGATCTAATACTGTACGCCGGGCAGTGGATGCTGATTGCATTGCTCTTGTACGCTGCGGGGGTGCTGATTTGGGTGATCTAAAACAACCATTGGAAAAAAGCCAGAGAGGATGCCAATGCTCGCAGATTTGAAGAAAATACTGACAAACAGGAAAATGACCCAGTTAGAGCTGGCGAAGCGAACTGGTATCAGCATCGCAACGATTGGCAATTATGCTGCGGGTCGAGGGAATCCAACTCTAAAACACATCCTTTCAATTTGCGATACTCTGAGTTGCACGGTCAACGATCTTACAGGAAAGAAAGCCATCGAATACGATCAAGATGGACCCCATGACCGTTCTGGAGATGTGCTTTCCCAAATTCAATCTGCGTTAGCCCTCTACACAGTCGGAAAAGAGAGTGCCGGAGAGGAGAACGGCCCCGACTATGGCAAACTCCGCAAGGGCGACTGGTGGCTCATGTCGGTAGGCTCGGTAGCTATTTTACTGATAGCCTGGGGGATGTTGATAACCTTAATGACATTGGGAGAATAGATAGATATGCAGAAATTAGATGTTGTCGCCGTAAGGGTAGAACGCGCCAAGCGCAACTGGGGCCAGAAAGACTTAGCGACTGCCGCCAGGATTCGCCCCGAAACCGTTTCTAACGCTGAGGGCGGCAAGTGGATCAGTTTACGCACAACCTGCCGGATAGCCTCGGCTCTTGGCTGTCCCGTTTCCCGCCTGCTTACTCCGTTTACGCCCGCTTAATAGTAAGCCCCCGGCCCATTACTGAGTCGGGGGCTTCACTCACAAATAAATCAACAGAGCTTTAACCTAAGATATTACCTTTCGATAGTCTGCTCCTTGCGGTTAGTGGTTAAAAGGGCAGCGGATCTTGATCGTCCTGACCTACCGGCGTTACACCTGGCGGGACCTCTGAGCCTACGGGATGGTTCTGCCTTGCGGGTTCGGCGACAGCCCCCCCCACGAAGCTAAACTCTTTGACGATAATCTCAGACGAGTAGCCCTTACAGTTGCAGTCTTTCTTTTGATATGTGGAGTTGCTGATGCGCCCCGATATGAATATCTGGTCGCCCTTCTTGAAGTATTGCATGATGGTTTCGCCGCGTTTACCGAAGCAAACGCAGTTATGCCAAGTTGTCCCCTCGTGTTTATTGCCATCCTTGTCTTTCCATCGCTCATTGGTGGCGATGGAGAACTTAACGGCTCCCTTGTTGTTTTCTGGGTCACGGCCCAAATGTCCGAGAATGTCTGCGCGATTAACGCTCATTATTCCTCCATTGTTTAAGATCAATCAACCGAAGTAAAAAGGCTAATGTCTTCATCTTATTTCTCCATTGGTTTGTAGTATAATTACTTTATTATTTCAAATATCGAACCCCTGGGAGCGGGTTTTGTATCGTTGCTCAGCTGGGCCGTCAACCGCCCCAACTCCAGCTATATTCTCAAGTTCCATAAGGGCTTTCTTTATCGTCGCACATAGACCATCGGCATCCTTGAGCCGCCCAAGTATCCAGCCGATGCCACCCGAAAAGTCTGGGCTTGGCGGGGCCTTCGATGATGCTTCCTTGATACATTCTTTGCTCAACATACGATCCAGCACCTCCCTTAATCGCCGATCAATGTTGGCACAGTGTCGTTCTACGTCCTGCGCCCTTTCTGCTATCTCACCTATCGTTGGGGGCATTGCTGTGCTTGCTTGTCCTGTCGTCATTTTCAATCTCCTTTTGGTTTATGGTATAATTACCACCGAATTATCCTGTTTGTGTCGGGGCGAAGCAGTTTCATTAGCCGCCCTAACTCGTCCGGCGTCCACCAAGCCCGTACTTTATCGGCCCAAATATCACGGTATTCGACCCGGTAGGTTGTGTCACATTCAGTTTTAATGTCAACCACCTGACGATCCAAGCTGTCCTTGAAAGAGCGGTAGATAGTAGTATCGCACTCAATCTTGTAGAGCGTGATAACCGTGTCTATTTCTCCGGTCTTGTAGCGCGGAACCTTTGGCTCTGGCTGCCAATCGTGCCAAACTAAATTTCCCCCGACAAGATTACTTGCCGTGAGACCCGTAGCAACTATGCTGTCATCTACGGCATCCATAAGGACGGAAGCGGCGCCTAAAGTCAACGTGTCAACGCCAACAGCCGTTTCATGTTCAAATACGACTCCCGCCTGAATTGGCAGGGCGATCATAGCACACGACAGTAAAAAGGCTAATGTCTTCATCTTATTTCTCCTTTTTTCGGTGTTTCCACCACCTGATTATCTCATCGACAACCGAAGCATCGCAACGTTCTAAGAATCATTATTTTCCTTCTTTCTATCAGCGTTTTCCAATTTCTTGATCCGTTCGTCTTGGGCGGCGAAAAGGCTATCAATCTCTTCAAAGACTTCTTTTAATGGCTGAAACGATTGCCATTGTGGCTGCTGAAGCCCCGCTAAAATCATTTCCTTTAGTCTCATCCGACCGTCCCCGCGATTAGCGAGACCAATAACGCTAATTTCAACTTCGTCCAACCTCGACTAAGTTCAGAGTCTTCAAGAATCATCGGGTTCCTCCTGTGTGGTTGGCTTGTCGTCTGGCTCAAGTAAATTATTGACCGCATTAGTCAATTTATCAACAGATTCTACGAGTGCTCCCAATACTTCTATGGCTTCAATATGCCAATCAACGTCTTTACACTCTTGGCTTCCCATCCTTCACCTCCTGTGTGGCTGGTTTGTATGTCTTGAACTTCTCAACATCTTGGCTACTATAACCACAGCCCCCCCTGAGAATACTCGGCAATGTGCTGTTAGCGCCGCATTGGTAGGTATGTCCGTGACGCTTGGGGGCATCACCTAACGCCTTAAGCCATAAGCTAATCAGATGTATCCGAGTATGCCCGCACTGCGGACAAACACGATCTGTGATTATGTGATTACTCATTCCTTCACCTCCTATTTATATTTATCGTGAACGGCTTTGGCTTCAAAAAAAGAGGGTCATAGCTTCACCTCCTCAACTCGACATAATCCTTCAAATTTATCCATAGCCTTATTAAGGGCCTGAATGTTACTTTTAGCCTTAACCGTTCCCAAGAAAACAGCACCACCTATATCCCAGCTTTGTCGAAAACACTTAAACTCTACTGGATTTTCGTGGATTACTACGTTGATAATTGGGGTCTTCTTTCCCATACTCACCTCTCCTTGTTAAGCGCCTCGGCTACGGCATCCATTCTTTTAGTCTAAGACTCGCTCGTACTTCCGTAAACCCATCCGGCGGACACATTAAACAACACTCAATCTTGAAGCCACGATGCCCACCGTCGAATAAAAGCCTATAAAGTTGGTCAACCCCATCTGCGGCGTGAAGGTCAATATCTACATACATTTCATGTTCGCAAGAACCGGTCGTATTGAAACCGTTATTGCGCAGTAACCGAACCATCTCCCGTATGCCGGGTTCTAATGTTTCATAAAAAGCCATTACATATCGCTCCATCGTTTTTGGTTGCCGAACCACTCAAGCCGGAAGCTCGGAACGTCCGTGCCGTCAAGTTGCTCAATAAAAGTCTTGACCGCAATCTGGTCCTGAAACTGGATCATAAACGTAAGGCTCTCGCTGGTTGGCGTGTCGTCGGGATAGACCAGCTTACCGTTAATGCGGCCAACGGAGACAATCTTATCAGCCATCATCTTTCTCCTTACTTCTTAGCGCTTTAGCGCTTAGTGCTTTAGCGCGAATCTTTTTTGCAATTGTATAAGGCTCCATCTGGCAATCAAAATCCTTCGTCTGGAAACGATGTCCGTCAGTCGCGTCAAAACCATCCGGCATTATGCGCTTACAGATCACATAATCATACATGCCCATTATTGAACCTCCCTGACCGTTATCCGCATACCGGCCTCGTTACTGAAAAACGGTTTTGTAATATCGTCTATATAATCTACTCCCGCCCACCACAAGCCTTCTGGACAAATCACCTCGACTATCTGGGAATCATTATCGTATAGAATCCCCTCTAATGTGTTCCAGACCGTATAGCGGTAGTTGTCCAAATCCGGCTTAGTAACGGGGCGATTATCCTTGTTTGAGTTAGGGCGGGTGCGAAAAACCTGAATCCCCATAGCCACTGGAGTACGGCGGGGAAAGTAAAATGTCTCAATGCCGTAACTGGCCTCCCAATCATTACGCGCCACCTTAGCTCTAATGGCTACTAACTCAGCCCACGCCTTCTTGCGTCCATCGGGATCATAGGCATATATCATCCCTGCTTTATTTGTCCGCTTCTTCGGAAACGGCTGCGGTTCTCCGGCTACGAAGAAGGTCAGGGATTTACCCATCGTCGCGCTCCCGCCAGCTATAACATTCCAGATATATGCTCATTGTCCGGCCTCCAGTTTAATCGACTTGATAGGCTGTCTTGGAACGCCGCACACAAAGAGTCGGCTGTTGCTAAGTCGCCCCGAACCGTAGCTTCCGATATATCCAACGCAATGTGATAGCCATATAAGGCGCCTTCGCTCCAAATAAAGTCGGGACTATCCTTTGGGGGTAGCGTACCTTCGGCTATCGGCTCCCCGCACCCGACCAGCATCAGGGCCGCTAAAATCAAAATGTATTTCATTCTGTCTCCAATAGCTCAGGGTTGTCGTGGATGTTGCCGCGATACTCTACGGGGAGCTTCCCGTCGTAGCTAATAAAGTCGTGTGCGAAGCCGCTATTTTCGCCTATTGTTCTATCATCCAACCACGCACAGCCGCATTCCCGTTGTTCTATAACCAGTGTGATCTTAACGGGGACATTTTCGTCATACGGGGCAGAAACCCATTGCTCAACGATGTCGCCGATAAACAATCCCTTGTTGTTCTTGTCCGTCAGGCCGGTGGACTGCATAAGCGGGTCATTGAAGTATTCTCGTAGGCCAAGTTGATTAGTGTTTGTTTGAAACAACCTCCCCGTTGCGGCGTCTATGCCAAAATTGCCGCTAACGGGATAGACCATCTTCTTGAGCTTTTTATCATAGAATCTAAATCTTGGAATCATCGCTTACCTCCTGACAGTATAGAAGATAGCAGTAGTCGGAACGGAGAATGCGGTTGCTTGGTGAGGTGTCAACGAAATAAGCGCCTCCATCAATATATTTCAGCACGTCACAATTAACGATGTCTCGTAATCGCCCCCATAATTTATAGTTTATATTCCCCGAACTCTCCCAACACCACAGCGCATCACAAATCCCATAACGCGTTAGAAGCTCTTCCTCTTCACTACATTCACTAATTGGTTTAGCAAATATCTCGGATAGGTACAACCATACTTCACTTGCTGTTTTGAATTTAGTCATCGGATGCCTCGGCTTTCTGGACCGTAACGGTAAGATCAGTAGCAGCAACCCTACAACACGGGCATTCAAACTTGAATTCAAGTTCAGCTTTATCCGGGTCGCCGTCTATGACGTGCCAAATAGCCGTATTGTAATAATCCTTGATTGCTTTTATAACATTCTCTTGGTCAAAAACTATCTGCCTCATCACTCCCCCTCGCCGGATGGCTTGACCATTACTTTTTTCCCACAGAAGCCACACCAGTAAAAGCCTATTTCTCCGTTGTCATTCGGTTGGTTAAATTGGTACTGTTCAAGAATTATATGCCCGCACTCGCATTGCACCCGAAAGACTGTATCCACTGGATAGCTCGGCTTGAGACCGTTCGCCGTTCGCGCAATATCTAACAGCGTGTCAGTCAGATTCTCCATCACTCCTTACCTTTCAGCCGCTCGATGGCGGCGATGGCTGTTTCAATACCTGAATCGTGATTAACGGTTGTCGTAAACGGGCAACGCAACATACAAGACCGCGCCATTATCACCGCCTCATCCAGCGCGGCGTCGCGGATAGCGTCTTTCTCGGAATCAAGTTTCAGGTTCACAACCGTATCATTGATAGGTTCAAACCCTACGGTTTTCTCTAACTTCTTCCCCCGCCCGTCTATCTCGGTCAGGCGGCGGTCGATGAGCTTAAGCGCAACAACGATCCAATCACGCACCCGCCCAATATCTTGATTGTTAACGGGGTTACAGATTAATAGCCGTTGTAACTCAAGAATTGGCTCTCTCAGTATTCTCAACTCACTCATCCTTCTCTCCTTTCAGCGCGGCTTCGATTTCCTTGCGGATAATTGAACGCTCTTTATTTGGGTAATAATAATGTGCCAAGTGATTATCTACTCGGTCAAGCAGCCCCTCCAACTTGGCTATACGGGCGCGGAGTTGGGTTCTCTGCTTCCGTAGCATCATAATCTCATCTACTATCGCGGTCTTTCCCATAATCACTTCCCCTCCAGCAACGCACGACAGACTGGACATTTATCTTTATTTGGTAAGTCACTACAATCATCGGGGTAATAATCAGTTAAACAATCAAGCCCTCGATACTGCTTGGCGGCTGTAAGGAGTTCCCTTAATAGCTTTTTCAACCGATCGTTTTCAGCTTCTAACTTCGATATGATCTTCGTCAGTGAAACCGTGCGGACCATTCCAGTGTCTTCAGGCGTCATCGCTGCCTCCTTTCGAGTTCGCGCTCTTGTTCTTTTATTATCAGTAGGTCAAGCCAATACGCACAAATCATCCCGCTTGTCCCTCCAACGATCATAGCAATAGGGCTTTCCGTAGATAGCCCAACAATAAAGACGATCATGCCGAGTAAGGCTCCGTATGGTAATTTTCTCACTTCTCCACCCCCACTGAAATTGGAATTGTGCGAACCAGTCTTGCTCGTTCGCGGTTTGGAAACATTGTTACCGACCCCCTGAGTAGTCGGTTATAGGCCATTTTACAATCACTCTCGTTAGCCCGCGCTGTCGGCCACACAAACTCCCACTCGGATGACACGGTAAGTCGGCGCTGTGCTATGAATCCGATGGGTTTAGGCATCCTTACCTCCAATATCCGTTAATAGTTTCTTCACTTCCGGCGGCGCGTCAACTTGGCGAGTCTTGGTTGCAAAATGGTTCTTTTCTTCTTCGGCGGTCATGCCTCTGCGTAAACCTTTTGGTAGTTTACTAAGTTGAACGTAGTCGGTCATCGCTCGATCCAACCAGCGCTTGATGTAGTTCAGCCAGTTGCCGTGATCCACACGCCCAAGTATCTCCGCCGCTTTGTTTCCATTAGCCTTTAGGTAGGCTGAAATTTCCCCGACGATAATTACGCGCCAGACATCTTTCCAGAAACCCAAGTCACGGTAGCCTTCGGTATCGAGCAACTCTCGGACCTTATCCTCGTGACCCTCGACATAGGCTTTATAGGACTCGAATGGTGTTCTTTCTTTTTCTGAGTTATCCACATTTTGGGTTGGCGGGTCTGGCCTGGTCTGGTCTGGTCTGGTCTGGTCTGGTCTGGTCTGGTCTGGTCTGGTGTCAAAATGCGGATGACATAAATGTCGCTCATGCGTCCCTTTTTGTTTTTCCGCCTCGGCGATCTCCCTTGCTGTAACCTCTTGCCAATACTTATACTTAACCACCCTTATATGGACACCCTTATCACCCGGGTTGAGTAATTTTATTTCACCGGCGATGACACTTTTGTCAATGAATAGTCGCAATGTTCGCCGATCTACGGCAAGAGTTGTACATAGGTGCGACATTTTTGCTACGTGTATGTCGCCAGTGTCCCCCAAATGCTTACATAATATGACCAATTGTAGGAACACTCCGCGCATACTTGCACTTAATCCAAGGAACCAACTATCATTGAAAATGACCGTCCAGACCTTTGCGTAGTTGTAGCTCACACCGGAACCCCCGCGAAAACAGCCCCACCAGAGAGGATTTTATTGACGGCTTTTTCCGTCTTTGGGGTAGCTACTCCGACTATCTGATGGATGGTTATTGTGGGTATTCTGGGCGTTGCCGGGCGCGTTTTCTGGGCGGTGTTTACCGGCATCTTGCGACACAAAATAGGCCAACCACCGGCCCTTCTTTTGATGTGGAGAGCCGCGTGGTAACACTGTTTACACCTACCCCGGGCGAACGGACGGCCCGGTTTATCACAGTCGCCGCATGACACCGGAACCCGTATTCGAGTTCGATAGCCGTAATCACTACAGTAACATTTGTGACACATCCCCTTGATGAACCTTCCTGAGGTCGGCTTGTTGCACTCCCTACAAATCTGCATCAGCGTCCCCTGTCTGTTGTTTGTTCCGCCAGTCCTCATTATACCTATCACTGAGAATCTTCCGTATGTTCCTCGACTCAAGTATCCAATCAAAGTTTGCTTCCCACTGGCCGCTCATGGCACGTTGAACCCTTGCCCGCCCGCATAGGAAATCAGTAGCCTGAACCTTCTTAAAGTATTCAACCCACCAGTCCATCGGTCGCCAACGAAGGTAGTGCCTAATCCGCCTTCGCCTCTCTACCGTGGCGTATTTTACCGGCCTGAGACCCGGGCAATACTTCAGGTAGTTAGCGATGAACTCACTTATCTGGTTCGACATACCAGCATCTTCCCGTTACAAACGTCTTTGACGACTCGCTCAAATTGAGACATAGACAACATCATTAGACTGCTATAAGGTACGATCTTAGGGGCCGTCTTTTCTTTTTCGAGTCGCAACCGTTCTTTCCTGGCGTTGAGGGCGTTTCGTTCTTTGGTTCGCCGCTTACCGTATTCGTCGGCGTAGCATTTACGGTGTTTGCCTGTGATGACAAGCCGTTCACCAGCGAGGCTATACCCGCAAGAAGCACAGATCGTTGCTTTCGCTCGATCCTTCTTTCGCGCCGGAGCCGTGCTTTCATGGCCCGCTTTGATTTTATGTCCATTTTCTCTAACCATTCGTATGTATGCTCCGTATGTTTGTGGCGCATCCGTCGTAGCGGTCCCTCAGGTGTGATCTCTGCCTTACCGGCGATAACATCATTGACGATGTTAGCGAAGTCTTTAATGTTGGCGTGTTGAGCCTGCCTGACCGTGACCACCCGCGTGAACGCATGGCGATCATCGAGCGGCTTTGCGCTTCGAGTCTTTGGGTCAACTTTGACGCCGTGCGCTTTGTCGTACCGATCCTTTTTCTCCTTATCTGACAGGGGCATAGACAGGGCAAGCTGCTCGGCGAACATTGCCGCCGCCTGACTGAGCCTACCGTGATCTTCTTCGGATACGCCATCGGGGGGTTTTTTACGTTGGTCATAGTGCGCCTGGGTGGGCGGCGGCACCTCTTGTAGCATCGTCTTGCCGGTTCGAGCGTTAGTCCGAGTTCCTGGTCCGACAATGGGAACCTTTCTATCCGCTGACCGCCTGTCGCGCCTGTCGCGTGGGTCGAATAATTCACCTTGCCTTCCTTTGCGCCGTCGCTTACGTCGTGACGTAGTGAACCTCCATGTTTATGATCTCGCGCTTATGATCTCGCGCTTAAGTTCTTCTATCTTAGCGCGGAGAGAATTGTATTCATTCCATCGTTTAACCAGTTCCATAGCATAGGCATCCGCCGTTTCTTGTGGCACAGTCCAATAGGTTATTTGCTCCATATACGGCTCGGCAACGGCGAGTATTGACCCCTTGTCTTTGTTGATACGTATTGACGGGTAATCATCACCAACGTTACCGCTATAGACTGTCGCTACCGGCGTATCATTATCAACGTCCCATATAAACCCACACTTACACGGGTTGCCATCCTTGCCGCAGTGTTTAAGTTTACCAAAACTTACAGTCATCATCGCCTCCATGTTAAGAGTGAGGACGATGGGCTGACATTATGCCCACCGCCCTCGGTTGCCCTATGGCGAGGGCTGATGGAATGTCTTCATCGCATCTTCAGTCATAAACCGCCAAACGGTTTTAGCCGTTGCCGCGTATATATCGGGCGGTGTTTTACGAACAGTCGCTTGATCTGCCAACGCGGGCAGTAGTATCTCATCGTATATCTTCGTTGCCGCCTTGATGTGGAGTCGTGCGCGTTCCATGTTATCCATTATGCCCCCAGACTTGCTGCAATAGACATTTTAGAAACCAATACAGGCTCCATAAGATAGCGCCCCCCATAGAGCCAACGACGACGCCAAGGGCGGGCACCCCAACAACCTTATCGGCTATGGTGAGCTGTAGTTTGGGTGGCCCCTCTGTTATTTTGAATACTACTATTGCTCCACGTATAAGCAGGAACGCGAAAGATATGATTGATAGAACCACAACCGCTTCCACTGGCATACAATCCAACATCACGCCACCTCTTCTTTCTCGGCGTCGGTCTTAGCCTTCTCGACCTGCGCGGTGTACTTCTCAACGATGTGGTCCAGGTAGGCTTGCAGGCGTTCGCCGTCAACCTCGCCCAAGTTTGTCGTTTCAACGTACTTCATTCGAGCGGCGGTAACGACCTTCGCCAAAGGATAGACCTGATCTTCACCCCTGATGATGTTGGCTATTGGGGGGACACGCGACTCAAGGCGACTGTGCGCCTCGAGTAGTTGTGCTAATGACATTTCGTTAATGGCAACGTCAGATGTCTCGCCGTGGTAAGCATACTCGATTAGAGCAAGGCGCAATGCTTTGGCAGGGCCGGACGTGCCAGCCGCAACCTTGTCGAGTAACGCGATGTTACGTTCAAGGGCAATCTTCCGATCTTGGCGCTCCTTGCGATTGTCGGCCTCGTTGTCTATTAGGTCCGTGTTGGGCCGTGATGTAGTTTCAACCGGAGCCATAACATCGGTCATTAGGAAATCCAAGATGGGCTTAAAGTCGGCGAAGGTTGGGTTGCGGAACGTTCTGTTGTCTATAAGGTTAGCCCGATCCTTCAAAACGGTAGCTTCACGCCAAACCTTCTTGTTTTTCTTGTCGAGTAGTTCCTCAAAGCGTTCCATGTGCAATAGTAGGTCCGGCTCGTACGCCGTCTCGCCCTCGGCCTTCATCTTGATGCCGGTCTTTACGAGTTCTTTCTTACCGTCGATCATTTCGTAATCATAAGTGAACCCCTGCCGACCGGTAAAGAGGATATGGCAGTTGGCGTTTACTAACCGATCAGAAAACTCGCGCTTCCACGTCGGTTTAATGAATCCCCAATCCTGAAACTGCAACCGCTTGCGTCCTTTCTGTTGCATATAGTCGTTGAGGAAGTCTTCCCAAACGTGGGTGATGGAGTCGATCAGAAGAATGTCCGAACCGCCGTTTGAGCAGAACTTCATGGTTTCCGTTAAGTCGGGTAACGTGCGCGATTCTTTTAGCAGAACCTCAATACCCGCCTTCTTGAACATCGGCCTGAGAAACTTACCTGATTTCTCCGTGTCGAAAATAACGATAGGCTTATCCGACTTTATGTAATTATGTAGCCCATGCACGATCAGGGCAAGCGTGTAGCTCTTCCCCGATCCCGCCTCGCCAACAGCGTTCGCCTTAAAGAAGGGCGACGTGTTTTCAAGGCTTGTGAAAAAGTTGTTATCCATTAGAGCAACCTCCGTTTTACCGTGACTTCATTGCCAGGGCATCTTTGCCGTCTTTACTACCGGCGTAATGTTTGATTAGTCTGTTTAGCGTGACCATTGGCGGCTCTGGTATCGTCATGGATACCGTTAGCACGAATGCCGCGCAGTCCTCATTGAGAACGTGAATGACTTTCTTGGCCGATTCACGCCAGCGTACCGCGAATAGGTCGCGCTCTTCCTGTGTGACATCATCGCCGTATGTGAAGTGTGGGTTGGGTGGTACAAATGTTGGTTCACCCATTAGTGACCTCCGTATTTAGGGTTTTGTTTTGGGTCTATAAATGGAAGCGGCGGGAGGTTGGTGGAGACACACGACATTAACGGAGATAACGTAGCATGAGAAACGCTCCCGCCGCGCTCCGAATGAGTAAGGATAATAAATGCTGTATTTGTCATCGTGTACTCCACCGTTTTTTCTTCGGCAGAAATATACCAAACCTTGAATCGGTGTCAAGGATTATTTTCAACTTTTTTACAACAGCGCGAAGCAAATGCCGTGCCAACAGCGCTTATCGTTTTGCAAACAGGTATTTCACTCCATCCTCCACCTAAGCACGATAGCTATCAATGCAAGGGCGATGATACCGGCGCTCCCAAAGATAGTGTCCGGCTCATATAGAACGAGGCCAGATATTATCACCGAACAGATAGTCACCGTCCATTTGTTCAGTGCGTTCTTCCAGCGTTGAGGAATCACTTCCCCGTATCCTCGTACACATTTAGTGCCAAGTAAACACTCACCCTAAAATCAGCCCCACAGTGGCCACAGGTTACGTTAACGTAGCTGTAATTATAGTCATGCGGGCCGCTTGGTAATTCCACTTCTACAACAAACCCAATGTTATCCCACCGGCATTTATCATTTGGACATTGGCAAACAAGGTTGTCGTACCGAACGCCCGTTATCTCCGTAACTACTTTCATTTCTTCGTATCCTCATCCTTAATATCCACTCCGGCAAGTCCGTAAATATCTATCGTGAGCCTACCCGCTTCCCTGCGGTTGTAGATAACAACCCTCTCCACCGTGGCAATGGCGCGGAGTAAGCCCTTGCCTATCTCTATCTCGGCCTGCTTCTTTTTAGACTGCTTTCTTTTTGCCACTATAATACTTCCCCCCATATATAAACCCGCCGTCAATTATCGGCATCAGGTACATATTAAAGTTACCGTTCTTCTTCAGGTACTCCATGTAACCAAACCCCGTGACCCATCGCACCGGCGTACCCTTAAGGTATCGCCGACCTTCTTTGCTCATCATGTGCCCGACACAGTAACCGGCCCGTGGCTTATGTTTCTTGACCCGGGTAAACATCTGCATCGTATGGGCGTGACCGAACGTAATAGACTCATCGTAGGCGTCTACCGTCTTTGATGCAACGTGTAGACAGGCGCTAAAGCCGTGACAGAAGTGCATCTTACCTATCTTAAAATCGTCCTCAAAGTCGTCTAAGCGTACGACCTTGATGCGGTCGGTTACGGTACAATCACCAAAGCCGCGTAAGAGCTTTAACGGTCTATCGACTATTCCTCGCCATGCGGGGTTGGCTTGCGCGAATCTATCCAACCTGTCGTCGTGATTGCCGATTATCCACACAATCTTTGACTTGGGCGTGATCTTAGCCAGTCGATTGAAATGACGACCAAGAGACACCAGGCCAGCCTCTACCGGGTGCTCATACTGAGCTATAAAATCGTTAGTAACGTGATGGCCGATGCCTCCGAGGTCGAGGCAATCGCCTATGTGAACGTGGTAGTCGGGTTGCTTGTCTTTAGAGAAGGCGTAGACCGCTTCATGCGCCCCCTCATCTATACACGGATGGTGTTCATCGCTCCATACTATTACTGTTCCAATATCCGACACGCGAATACCTCTTAGTTAGGGGGTCAGGAGGCTACGCACGGTTTATGCGAAGCGCCCTGAAGTAACTCCATCACCGCCTCGGCTATATCATCAACTGTCGCATCGGGCGGCGTCTCTAAGTCGAAAAAGTTCTTCCCCTCAAACTCATCCAAAGCCGTCTCTGTCGTATGGTCCAACCCCTCGGTCTTTCGCTCGGGGTCTTCCTCTCTATCTTGCTGATACTCTTCACTGGTAAGTAATCGAACGACCGGCCATCCCTCAGATCGCAACCTTGCAACCTCCCACGGGAAACGCACATCGTCGCAGATATACATAGATGGCATACCGTTCGGTAACTCGGCCAGCATCACACTAACCCAAAAGTCTCGTTTGCCAAAGGCGTCCCAACATGAGTTGGTAACGATATCTGTACCAAACTTCTGCAAGGTGATTCGGTCAGTTCGTCCTAACCCCTTCTTGACTAAATCCTTCATCTTGGAAGCAATCGAACACCGCACAACCGGCAGGCCCTTACGCTTCCCCCATCGTGAGAGAACGTCCGCAACGCTTGTTTTCCCAGACCGCATCTTACCCGAAAGACCAATATAGATAGATTCCATTGTACCTCCTCATTAAAGGCGCGAGACGGGAAACGGATAAAAACCCGCCCCCCGCCGACCCAAAACAGAGGTCTTAGAAGTTGAACCTTCTAAAGAACCCCAAGCCCGCCAACCATCCGTCCTGATAAAACGTCTGCTCGCCATCAAGGTTGTCAAATGCGAATTTATATCGTGCGTGGCCCCATGCCCCCCACTTGTCGCTTAGGTCAAAACCAGCAACGATACCGCCAGCAGCAACCATATACGCGACTAATGCTTGCACATCGCCTGGTATTTGCTCAAAATCAACGCCCGGGCCGAGCGTCGGACCTATGTAAAAACCCTCTTCGTGTGACCCAAAGAGCAGGGCAAATTCGGCGCTGAGGGAACCGTACTCCCCCGCGTTGACGTAGGGAAGCGCCCACACGCGCCCAACGGCGGGAAAGCCAAGTCCTACGACAGCCGTGAAATCTGCGTCGTCGTCGTATGTACCACCGATAGTTACGATGTTGTTCCCCGCGGTTACTTGCGCTACAGCGTTGCCCCATGTGATCGGGATTAACAGCATTACAGCGCACGTTAAGAGAAGTCCTTTCAATTAGTACCTCCTTTAGAGTTGATTTCCTGAATATGCCGAAAGATGAAAAACACAGAGCAGATCACCACCATACCCACAACCACGGGGATTGTCGCCAACCCCTGAGTTGCTAAGTCATGTAGTAGGTACAGGGCGAACCCCGCCACGATTGATTTGGTGCCGTACTTCTCAATGATCTTCTGTAGAAACGGCAGAACCTTGTCCAGCATTAAGCCTCCTTGGTTAAATTCACTACTTGTAAAATACCCGAGAAACGACAACTCTCAATAGGTTGTCGGCGTCAACTATGAAAATACGTAAAGAAATTCCGGCTCTGTCTTGCGGTGACGTATCGGTCGATATTTGATGAAGGCGTTATGCCTTGCTGCCAATTCTGGCGTCAAGGTGTTTCCCCTACCGCCATCCGCTGTTATGCACCAGTGGTCCGAAACACAAACGGCGATATGATAAGCACGAGCCTCATTAAACCAAAAAGCAAGGGCGCCACGCTTTGCCCGTGGACACTTATTCCAAGGCTTGTCAAACCTACGGAATATACCGTCTGCGGTAAGATCGTCATTGTTGTCAAGTAGTCCGGCTGACTTTAGCCCCTCGATTACCAACCCCGAACAATCAAAGCCCTCGGGGTCATCGCCGCCCCATACGTACCATTTCCCCCAAAAGCCCTCAACCGTTTTTAGAAACCAGTGTAGTTGCTCTTCTTGGTATTTCATCTTACTGCCTCACTAACAGCGTATCGCCAAGGTTCACGTTACCCGACGCCGGGACATAGAAGTTCGTTACGTTGAACACCACCTCTTCGTTGTACGTGCCTACTATGTTATAGTAACCCCGCGTTGTGTCGGTGAAGGTGGTGGTCCGGCGCAAGAATAGCTCAAAGTACCCAAGGGTGTCGGCGTCGGCTGATACCGTGGTCCCCCCGACTATCACCGACGTTCCAGACGTATCCCCGGTATTTGTGGCGTTAGATAGAGTCGCCGAAACTACGCACCCGATGAGCGGGTTATCGCTGGCATCCTTAATGTAGCCAAAGACGGTTGATAGATCGGCTGAACTTGGAGTAGAGACCGCTCTATCATATCCCCATATCGCCACCGTATCATTGGTGGTCACGCTATAGCTTGAGTCGTCAAAGTGATAACCGCTCTGTGTCGCGCTCACCGTCCAAGTCCCCGATGTAACTGTAAACTGAATAAATCCGGCTGAGTTTGTCGGCCCGCCGTCTTTCGGACTACCGGTTGCGTCCTCAAGTCCCGTTGAAGTAATAGACACAGTATCATCAGTTCCAGAGGTGTCAATAGTATATACATAAAACGGAATTGTTGCGCCCGCTATGCCGCCCTGCTCAGTGATGTTGGAATCTATATAGCCGCCCTGTGGTCCATCCCCCACAGCCGCTCTGATAGTATCGTCTAATGCCGCGCTTCCATACAAACTATCTCCAAGCGATGCCATAATAAATGGCGCCGCCTCTTGCCACGTACCGCCGTCAACAAGGGCGGAAGTCAAGAAACTACCTTCAAACTGCGCCGTCGCTAAGTCACCAAGCAAACTGTCAATGTTGATTATCGGCGCTCCTTCTACCGAGACCAGTAAACTTGTATCCTGAGACAGCCGAGCAAAGAGGTTGTTTAGTAGCATGAGTTTGATATTTGTAGTGTCTGTCGAAGCTGCCGCTGCCGCCTGTGGGATATAGTTATACGTGAACGATACCGCCGAATCATTACCAGTGTACCATATCCTATAGTTGGCCGTCCATCCAGAATCATCACCAATAGTTATTGACGTGTCCCAAATCTGGACATTCCCCGCATGGACAAGGCTGTCTCGATTGGCTGGCACAAGATTCTCATTGGAATAAACAAGTAACTGTACTGAGTCCGTAGCCGACTGCAAATAAAGCGGGACGTGCAGGTACATATCCGCCGCCCCCGCTCCTGTCGCCGCACACAGAATCAATATAAACGCTATAAACTTCTTCATTGTACTATCACCTTCCCTGACAGACTTACGCTACCAGATACTTGAACGGTTGTGGATGAGCTTGCCGCTAACGTCAATGTCGTGTCCTTATTATTCCAAGCCATTGTGAAGCTGGCTGATGAAGTATCGCCGCTCTCAGCCGCGCCTATTGTGTGCGCATTAAACCCAACTGAATCGGGATGACTGAATGTATCGTTGAACTCCCGCCAGTATGTTATCGTGTCTGAGTATTCCCCGCTGCCGTTGGTCGTTCCCTGTGAAGTCGTGTCTCCGTAAGCGTCAACAATCCAGTAATCAGCCGAGGCTACAGGAGAGCCGCTACGAGTAACGGTGCCAGTATAGATCACTTGCAGGCCGAGAGATAATGAATCCGGTTCAGCGTCATCTACAAACATATTCGTGTCGCTGGCCGCGCCAACCATCACTGGATCAATGACCCAGTTAGGGTGTGCGCCGAGAGAATTACTTGCGCCGTAACCGAGATAGAAGGTCCAATCAAGCGTGACCGTTTCCCCGCTGTAATCCGCAAAGGTGTCGGCAAACATTGTTACGTTACCGCCCTGTCCGTTAAAGAATCCCCACCGGACCAAAAGACTATTTGACTCAAATCTGTTGGAATCTATCGTTACGTTCGGAGTGTTCTGGTTGAACTCGTCAAACATAATACAGGCCGCAAACCGCCCGTTGTCGCTGTAATCCGGCGTCCACGATCCGGTTATATACGTCCTGATAAGGTTGCCGCGAATAAAGAGGCCGTCCCCAATAGGTCCGCCAGTCAACCGAATACCAGAATGAGGGCCGGGACCAGAACCGGAGCCGGGCGTTCCCGTCCCCGTTACTTCAATGGTGTTATCTTCTATCCAGACATTTTTCCAACCCTGCCTGACGATTATCCCATTGCAGGTGCTATCTTCCTCGTCATATTCCATGTGGACCGATATATCATTGCGGATGAAAGTTATCGCGCTGTCTATATTGCTGAGATTCATTCCCTCGTTACCGGATATAAATATCCCCCTGCCGCCGCCGTAGGATGTGCCGCTGCGGATAGTGTTGCCGTCAAGGATTATCCGGGAAGAAGTAGCTGCCCCCGGTCCGCGTATGAGCGTAGCATAACACTGGGCTGCGCTTCCATGGACCGGATCGGCGGTAGTGTCAAAATCATTACGGGCATCAACCATCTGGTAATTTGTATCAAGTATTACAACCCCGCTGTCCCCCTCGACATAGACGTTGATCCAATAATCGACAATAGTAGAACACTTACGCATATACAGATGGTGCGTGAAATCGGTCTGAGCGTCGGCGTCATCAAGGGTGACGAATGATATTGTAGCCGCGTCTTCCATTAAATCTCTTTGAGTAAACGAGGCCGCTAAACTGTTGAAGATACAGGAATCAAACGTAATGTTGTAATTGCTGTAAGCAACGGCTATCTGTCCATTACGCCCAATGTCCTGAAAGAATGTGCCGGTGAAGGTCCAGCCGTACCCCCCTGCGCCGAATACGATGCAATCAGCCCGTAACAATGTATCCGCGCTTTGCTGCGCGGCGGGAGAGTCCTGTATTATGTACCCGCCGGTGATGTTCACGTTGTAAGAATTGTTGGCCGAGATACCGTCCTCGTTAAGCGAACCATCCTGATTCCAGTCAAGCGTATCGTTGAAGAGATCAATGGTAACGTCGTGAGTCCCGGTATTGAAAGTAAAGATACCGTCATCAGAGGCTAACGTGCTGTCTTGCGGGTGAACCCGTATGTCATAGGGATCGCCGCTGGTGCCGTTCATGCCGGTTATGATCGTGAACGGCAGATCGTTAATAACCGTATCGTAAGGAGTCGCCCAAGTCCGGTAGTTATACATAGCCGAAGGAGAGCCGGTGCCTATCTGCGCGAATCCAACCTGCCCCTGACAGTGTTGAGGGACGTTAGCCTCTATCGCCCCCGAAACCCCAGCGCTTATTAAATGTCGAGCGCTGAAAGTCTCAGCGACCGGATCAAAGACCTTCGCCCAAACCGTATCAGCATCAGTATAATATAGAACCAATAAATCGTTCTGGATCGTCAGGTGAGGTTTCCAGTCAAGCCACGTTTCCCCGCCATCCGCGACAACAGTGATACTCGTCCAGCTTGTCTGGGCTTCGTGCTGCCATTGACATAGGAGCGAGTCATTCCAACCATAGACCAACATCAATAACGTATCGTCATCATTGTAGTAACCGTTCATGGTGAAGCTGCGAGAATTGTTCGCCTCCCCCGATCCTAAATCAACGATAACGCTGTCTGATAAAGCCGTGACTCCGTTAGTCGTATCGGCCTTGAAGTACCGGAAGCTATCATCCTCAAAATCAAGAACGGTGATAATAATCCCGTCATGCCACTGGAACCCGCCTACTCTACAATCTGCGCCAGCGTCGGTCAGGTCGGTAAAACTCTCCGTGTCCCAAGTCGCCCCGCCGTCGTCAGTGAAGTACGCCCAACAGTTATCAGGGGAAGTATTTAGCTCTCGTAAAACCAGCCAGAATACGCCGGTCGTTGAATCTCCAATCACTACCCCTCGAGTAGAACCGTCTGCGTTAGTAACGGATTGGCCTGTTGCCGTGTCGCCGTCAACCATGATCTGAAAGCCAAAGACCGTGCCATGTCGGGCGATGCCGATAGAATCATATAAAGGGGAAATGCCATTATGAATATCCCGCCAAGCTGAGGGCTGGCGTATTCTCGTACTCCACGTCTTACCGCTATCGGATGAGTACCAGAGAGAATCGGAGCTGATAGCCCATCGCTTACCGATATTCTCCGGCGAGACGGCGCATTTCCAACGGGGGATGCCCAATACATCAGCAGATGCCGTAAACTGCGCGTCATCCTCATAATCTACGCGGTTGGTTGGCCACGCCAATGTCGGCAACAGCAGCAATATGTAGAGTAGCTTTCTCACGGCGCCCCTTCTATTGTTACGGCCCTTTCAAAGATTACCGAGCCTTCTACCCCTACAGATGAAGCGCTGAGAGATTCATAGATAACGCCGATCCTCACCTTTTGAGAATCAACCGTAATGTCGTCGCTACCCAAGGCAATGTCAACATAGTCGTTTTGCTGTATAAGTATTACTCCAAAATTAGATTTCGTCCCGTTATACCATGCGTTTGCTAAGGCCGTGTCCACGTTCAGGTTGAAATAAGAATCACTGGCGTTTACATCTACGGAATCCATCGCCGTTGCCCGCCTGTCCGCGTCCGTTCCGTCCGCCCTGTTTTGGGGACGGGTATCGCTGGTACTATCCGCCCCCCCGCTTTGCCATAAACTATCAGTACCGTCGTCTGTGTGGTAATACCATTCGTCGTAACAGGTCGCCCCGTTTTCGGCGGCGCCTGAAGACGTTCCCTCAAACCAAGGCTTCAGCGTTTCATAAACGCCGACATAGCCGCCGGACACAAGCGTAAGGCTATGTATTCTTACTATCCATTCAATTATATTCTGTCCGGTTCCAATAGAATCTTCTATCGCCGTGAACTTGACCAACGCTCGCCGCTCAAGGTTGTTTTTTATGCTAATCGAAGTTGACGAGCCGTAATTGTAAGTAGGGCCTGTGCTGTAAATCTTGGTAGCATCCAACTCTCCCACAACCCAGACCGTATCTTGACCCAAGGCAGGACCGGCAATAAGCAATAAACAGGCTAAGAGTTTTCTCATGGCCCGCCCTTCCTGCCCGCGCTACCGGGACCGTGCTTAACGCTTGCGCCGCTTGGTCCGTGTACCTCTAACGTCGGCTCGACCACAGCTTCTCCGTTACCCTCTGTGATTACCGTAATATGCTCGGTATCGACGGTTCCGGTTTCAATAGTGGGGGTAATGTTTCCGTGTAGAGCACTTGACCTGAACGCATAATTTATTCTAATGCGGTCGCCCGCTGCTCCAGCCGCCCAATCCTTTGATGGGACAGTAAAATTATAGACCTGAACGGCTGAAAGATTTTGTTCTCCCGCCAAAGATGAGGTCTCTTGAACGGTTCCGCTGGAGTTTACCCTCGATACGCTTATGTCTAAGTGCGCATCTGAATCGGCCGTAGTAACATTGACCTCGACCGTAATTGTTCCGGTTTCCCAATCGGCATTATTCGGTACGCCAACATCAGAAAAGGCGTAAGAAGTTTCTGTCGCTCCTTGTGCAATCACGGGGCTTAGGGAGCTTGCCGTCGTCGTACTATCAAGAAGCTCAACGCTAAAATCGGCACCACCGCCTAAGTCAGAAGCCGAATCTCTGAGATAATAAGTAGGCATTATATGTTATAGTCCTCCACCGCTTTCATTCTTATTACTTCAAATTCTTCTTCGGTTCGCATCCACTTCCCATAAAACACAATCCCGCTAACAACAGAGGGGTCGTCAAACGACTGTCTCCACTCTCTACCGTCCCAAAAATAAAAGTCAGCGCCCGACATCATCTGGCGAGTCGGTCTTCCCATTCCGTCGTTCTTCTCAAAGAAAATCAGTACGACCTGAACATTTTCCTTTGGCGCGTCAAAATGAGTCCCGTCATTACTGTCGAAAGTTCCCTTGTTGCCGTAGTATATGCGCCAACCCCGAATCATTACAAACCTCTCCGCTTGATTCTGATTTTTACCCAAGCAATCCGCGTCGAATCATTATCTGCATCAAGGTTGTTGATGAACTTAACCGCATACCTATCTCCCGCAGATGCAGAAATATCGCTGGTTATAGTCAAATTAACCTCGTTCCAAGTCGCCCAATCCGTGCTACCCTGCTTATTAGCGTCGGTGAAATAGGACGAGTCGGTCATATTGTCGCCATCGGTAATGGTTGGACCGCGAAAATCTATCGAGTAAATCGTGTCATTGCCGCTTGCAGCATAAGCATACGACAAACTATCTATCGTGCAATCGTATGGAACTGAGCCGGAGACAAAGAACGTATCCTCCTGGTCGGCCGCGCTCAGGTTCCCCGCCATATCCGAAAGCAACCATGATTCGGTAGCCGTCATAACATTC